GGCTGCACCGCATTATCAGCCCGTCGGCGATGCCGAACGCCTGACGCCTTTGGGCTGGAAATGAAGCGGCGGTCCTCTCGGGCCGCCGTTTTTGCATATACGCCGGACGCGAGATCGTGTTAAACCCTCTAAATTGGCGATTTGACCGTGGACCTTTCTCTGCTGGAAGCCGCCCTGCACTTCGCCAGCCGCGAGGTCGCAATCCACAAAGCGGGGACCGCAGCGCTCGAGCGCGTCGCAAAGCGCATTGAGGCCACCGCAAAAAGCGAGTTCGGGGTATATCAGCCCGGTGTTGGCCCATTCGGCGCATGGCCGGAACTGGCAGAGTCGACGAAAGAAGAACGCGAGCGGCTTGGCTTCACGCCGGACGATCCGCTTCTGCGGACCGGCGGTTTGAGGGATGGCATATCGCACCGCGTAGCCGATCTGGAGGCGGAAATCGGTTCGGATGACGACGTGATGGTTTATCAGGAATTCGGCACCGAACACATTCCGCCGCGACCGGTGCTAGGCCCCGCAGCCGAACGCAATCACGACGTAATCCTGGCCGAGCTGGGCGGCGCGGTGCTGGCTGGCATCATCGGCGGTGACTTGGTGCATCCAAGCCTTGGTTACGACCGCGTCGTGGAACGTTAGCCGAACCAGGTAGAGACGATCACGCCAAGCACGAACAAGCCGACGAGCAACCCGGCCAGACCGACGAAGCACAGAAACATCGACACCATCGCCAGCAGGACGGCGTCCCATCCGGTGACGCCCTTGGGCTCTGCGCGGACCGTCCGCCGATAAAGGCTGGGGCGGTCAAACGCTGGGCTCTGATCCGCCAACCACAACTGCAATCTACGGGAGGTTTTCATGTCGATCGAAGCTTACAAGATTGCGGTGAAAGTCTCGCTGGTCGAGAACGTAACGCGCGGTCTCCAGATGATGGCCCGCCACTTCAAGTCGACCGACGCCGATGCGAAAGCCCTTGAAGCACGATTGAAGTCGATCGGCAAGATGGCGGCGTTCGGCGGCATCATGACCGGCGCTGGCCTTGGCGGACTGGCGTTGTTCAAGGGGCCGCTTGACGAGGCCAAGAAATATCAGGCTGAGTTGGCCCGGTTTGCGTCTCTGGGCTTTGGCGAAAGAGTAAATGCACAGGCTGATGCTTATGCGCAGGGGATGCATACGATAGGGACGAGTACTCGCGAAAATCTGACACTTGTCTCTGATGCGATGGCAGTGTTCAAAAACCTCGGACATGCCGAAATGGCAGCGCCTATTATGGCAAAAATGAAATTCGCCAACGGCGTGTTGTTCGGCGAAGCCGGAGGAGCGCGCGATCGCAAATTCATGGATCTCCTCAAGGTTATCGAATTTCGTGGAGGACTTTCATCAGACGCAGAATTTCAGCGACAAGCGGACTTTGCGCAGAAGGTAATATCAGGCAGCCGGGGCCGTGTGGATGCGTCCGCCCTGCTTCTGGCTCTGAAAACGGGCGGCGTTGCGCTTTCGCGAAGAAGCAATGAGGGCTTTTATCTCGGCTCAGAGCCATTGATCCAAGAATTTGGCGGGTCTCGGTATGGCACCGGCGCAATGTCGATTTACACCAATTTGGTTCAGTCACGTGGGACGATGGTCGCGCAACAGGAACTTTTCCGCCTTGGGCTACTTGATCCGAAAAAAGTGCAATTTAATAAGCAGGGAGCTCTGAAAAAGGCACTGCCAGGAGCGTTCTACGGTGCCAGCATCCTCGAAAACGAAGGTGAACTGGCGCTACTGCAAAAGGTTCTTCTGCCCGCGTTTGCGGCAAAGGGCATCACGTCACCCGAAATGATCACGCGCGAAATTGGTATGGTCCTAGGCAATCGGACCGGCTCTGCACTGATGACCAGAATTTATCAGCAACAGCAAACTTTGATGAACCAAATTGCAGCGAACAAGAACGCTTACGGAATTGATGCTCTATTTAGTGCGGCCAACAGAACGCCAACGGGTAAAGAACAGGCGCTGATGGCGAAAGAGGCCGATTTGAAATTGAAGATCGGCCAGGTGATCCTTCCCTACTACGTCAAGGGCTTGACTATGGCTCTCGACGTTATGACGCGCCTCAACGCGTTTATCAGAGCCAATCCGACGTTTACAAAAATCGCTGTCGGTGGGTTCGCGCTCGTATCCGTAGCGGCCGTCGTCGGGGGATCGCTGACGTTGCTAACCGCGGGCCTGCGGGGCTTGCTGCTGATCCGCAACCTTGTCCCAGCGTTCCGCGCGGTCGGTGTTGGTCTCTCAATCCTGCGTGGCGGTCTCGGCTATCTGCCGATGCTGTTCCGTTACGTCGTCGCCGCGCTGGGTCCAGTCGGCCTCGCCATCGCCGCCATCGCCACGGTCGGGTGGCTTGTCTATAATAATTGGAAGGAAATTAAGTCGGCATTGTTCGCCAATTTCAAAGACATCGGCGACGCGGTTCGAAAACTCTTCAATGGCGACATCATGGGCGCGATCGGGTTATTTGGCCGGGCGTTCCTGTTGAGCTTTCAGACGGTCATCAACACGATCATCGCGGGCGTCAACGCGGTCAATCCGCTGTTCCAAATCCCAAAGGCGAGTTTCGCGGGCAATGCCGATGGCAGCAGCCCCGGCGTTCGCCCGGCGGGGGGGAAGCCCTTGCAGGTCACGAGCAATGTCCACCTCGACGGGCATCGGATCGCGACGGTTGTGACGAAGCATCAAGCCAAAGCAGCTGGCCGCCCCAATGCCGGCTCGACCGGCTTCGACGGCAGCCGCGCGATGCCGTCGATCGCCATGAGTGCCATGAAGTGAGCGATATCGTCGGTCTTTTCGCTCGTGCCGGAGGGGTGGTGATCAATGATGACGGCACCCTGAATCTACTCCCCGGCAAGCCCCTTGCGAACAGCATTGTTTGCGAGGTTCTCGAATACCTCGATCACCTTCCGATGGAATGCGGCCTCGCTTTCGATCGGCACGCCGAGCAATTCCGAGTTTTCCAAGTCTCGGATCGCCGTTGCGCGTGCGGAAGCGATCGCTTCGTCATCCAGGGGTTCGCCGTCACGGGCGTGAGCGATCAGAAGGCCAGCGAACTCGCTTAAGCCAAACGAAACCGCGCCCATCGTCATCGCGCTGGCCTTAAGATTTCGAATTATCTCATCATCTGAAACAGCCAACACCACCTCCAAGAATCGTCAGCGCCAATGCTGGTGCTCGCGATCTTGGCTGTCGAGTCAGATCCACACGAACGAAGGGACGATGAAGTGAGCGACACCACCGTCCAACTCGGCGACTTCGTGTTCGGTCGGTTCGAGACGCCTGAGATGATCCCATTCGGCGGCGATCAGAAGCTGATCGTCCACGAACTCGTGGGCGGCCGTCGCGTGATCGACGCCATGGGCGAAGTCCCGTTAGCGCTCGAATGGTCGGGGTTCCTGATCGGGGCGTCCGCGCTCGATCGCGCGCTCTACCTCGACGGGATGCGCAAGGCCGGACTGTCTCAAGCGCTGACCTGGAGCGAACTCTCCTATTCGGTGGTCGTGAAGAGCCTGCGCTGCGAGTTCGTGCGCTCGTACCGCATCCCCTATCACATCACGTGCGAGGTGAGCGCCGACAACACCGCGCCGATCACGACGATCACACTGCCCAGCTTCGAACAGGCCGTCGCCGATGACGAGGCCAAGGCGGCGGAACTGGCGGCGACGCTCGGCAACGGTTCGCTCATCTCAGCCGTATCGAGCATCAGTTCGGCACTCGCTGCGATCAACAACGGCGTCGGCGCGGCGCAGTCGGCGATCAACTCCGTCCTGCTGCCGATCGCCGCGGCGCGGGATCAGATCGCCGGGCTGATGCAGCAGACAGGCGCGATTCTACAGGGCGTCGCGACGGTTGGCGGCATCGTTCCATACAACCCGCTCGTGGGCCAGGTTGCGAACCTGATCGGGCAGATGGGCGCCATGGATGATCAGCCCATCCTGCTCACCCTGGACCGCACCTTGGGTCGGATGGCGAACAACCTCGGGTCGATCAACAGCGGGACCAAGGGCATCACCGTCGCTGGCGGAAACCTCTATTCGATCGCGGCCGACCAATATGGCGACGCGATGGGCTGGACCGCGCTTGCGGTGGCGAACCGATTGTCGGATCCGCAGGTCGTCGGGGTCAACACGATCATCGTGCCGCCGTTCACGGACAACACCGGAGGCATCCTGAATGCCTGACATCAACACGCTGCCGGTAGCGCCGACGGTGCGCCAGCCGCGCGGGGCCGTGAAGTTGGGCGGGACCACCATCACCAGTTGGGTCAGCTGGGAGGTGGACAGCAACGTCTTCCGTTCGGCCGATACCTTCAGGGTAGTATTCGCGCTGAACGATCTGCCGGTCGCGCGAGACGCGGCGTGGATCGCGTCGCAGAAATCGATCGATGTCCAGATCTATGGAACCGCCATCCCCACCGATCCGGCCAACTACACCCCCGTCGAGGCAGACCTTCAGATTTATGGAGAGGTCGATGACGTGGATTACAATCCGGCAGAGGGCACGATCGAACTGACCGGCCGTGACCTCACCGCCAAGCTGATCGACACGAAGACGTCCGAGAACTTCAGCAACCAGACTGCCAGCCAGATCGCCTCGACGCTGGCTGGGCGCCACGGCCTCAGGGCAGAGGTCACCGCCACCAAAACTCGCGTCGGGCAATATTACACGGCGGATCACGTCGATCTCAGCCAGGAGCAGAGCGAGTGGGAGTTGCTGGTCAAGCTCGCCGATTACGAGGACTTCGACGTCTTCGTCACCGGCCAAACCCTGCACTTTCAGCCCAAGCCCAGTGCGGGGGTAAACCGCTACGCCATCGTTTGGACCCCGACCAACGATGACGTCGACTACCCGGAGGCGAACTCGACCACGCTGAAGTTCACCCGCAGCCTGACGATCGCCAAGGGCATCACCGTCGAGGTGCGCAGCTGGAATTCGAAGCAGAAGAAAGCCTTCACTGCGACCTACCCCAAGGCGGCGTCGCGGACCCGCCCGGGCCAGTCTGCCGCGAAGACCACGCCCTATCGCCGTACCATCGCAGGCCTGACGCAGGATCAGGCCACGCAGCGCGCCAAGCAGCTTTACGACCAGATCGTCCAGCACATGGTCAAGCTGGACGCCGACCTGCCCGCCGATGACCTTCTCGACTGCACTAAGACGCTGGTCGTGCGCGGCACCGGAACGGCGTTCGATCAGGTCTATTTTCCCGACAGCGTGAAGCGAACCATGTCCATGGTGGAGGGCTACAGAATGTCGGTGTCGGCCAAGAATGTCAGCGACGACGTCGCTGGGGCGGCTGCGGCATGATGGAGGATCTGCTCAATCAGGTTCGTCGTGCCGCAGCGGAGCAGGGTCAGTCGTCGGCGACGACACGCCATGGCACCGTATCGAGCTACGACCCCGCCAATCATGCCGTGAAGGTTGAGATTCAGCCTGATGGCGTGCTCACCGGCTGGCTACCCCTCAAATCAGCCTGGGTCGGCAACGGCTGGGGAATTTTCTTCGCTCCGTCGATCGGGGACGCGGTCGAGGTCGATTTCCAGGAGGCGGACGGCGGCGTCGGGACGGTCGGCTGGCGGTTCTTCAACGATGCCGAGCGACCGCTGTCCGTGCCCTCGGGTGAGATGTGGATGGTCCACGCGAGCGGTGCCAGCGTGAAGCTGACGGCCGACGGCGCGCTCACGCTCGACGACGGCGCCGGGGCCGAGATCCGGCTCGCGGGTGGTGCCATCACCAGTGCCGGCAACTGGACACATACAGGCACCTTCAAGGCCAACGACATCGAACTGACTGCCCACGTCCACAAGAACGTCACCGCCGGATCGGCGCTTTCGGGAGGTCCACAATGAACCTGGCCGATCTCGATCAATATGTTGGCGGCGACCTTTCGATATCCGCAACAGGCGATCTCCAGACCGCGACTGGCACGATTCGCGGACAGCAGCGAATCCTGCGCCGGCTTCTCACCAACCCTGGAGAGTACATCTTTCACCCCGAGTATGGGGCTGGGTTGCCGCAGTACGTCGGCCGAACCGCTGATGTTCCCAAGATTCGCGCGCTGGTCCGCGGGCAAATCCAACTCGAGGAAGCCGTCGCGCGGGCGCCGGCCCCAGAAATCAACGTCGCAGCAATCCCAAGCGCGGCCGGCGGCGGTTTCGCGATTACGATCATCTACACCGATGCGCCATCCGGCCAGCCGGTCACGCTCTCTTTCGAGGTTGGGAAATAATGGCCGACCTTCAGACCAAGGATTTCACCACTCTCGTCCAGGAGCAGGTCGCCGCGATCCAAGGCGGCTCAAGCAGAACCCTGATCGACCTCACCGTGGGGTCGGTGCTGCGCGCGGTGGTCGAGGCGTACGCCGCGGTCGCGTTGTGGCTGCAGGGCCTCGTACTCAAGGTGCTTGCTGTCACGCGCGCGTCGACCTCCAGCGGGGCAGACCTCGACAGCTTCATGGCCGATTACGGGCTGGTGCGGCTTCCGCCGGTGACCGCCACCGGGCTGCTCACCTTCTCCCGGTTCACTGCGACAGCACAGGCTGTCGTTCCAGTCGGGGCTGCGGCGCAAAGCGCGGACGGGTCGCAGCAGTACGTCGTGACGCTGGACGCCACAGACGCCGCGTACAACGCCGGTTTCGGGGGCTACGTCCTCGGCGCGGGGATAACCTCGATTGCGGTGCCTGCCACCGCCGTCGTGACCGGAGCGGCCGGGAATGCGGCGAGCGGCGGCATCAACACTTTGGGCCAGGCAATCGCCGGCATCGACGTGGTGGCCAATTCCGCACCCTTCGCTAACGGCGACGATGCTGAAACCGATGTCGCATTCCGCGCTCGCTTTGTCGGCTTTCTCGCAAGTCTGGCGGAAGCCACCAAGGCCGCGATCCTCTATGCGGCTACCTCGCTGCAAAGCGACATCACCGCCGTCGTGATCGAAAACGAGAATTACAACGGGACGGCCAACCCGGGATATTTCTATGTCGTGGTCGACGACGGCAGTGGCGCGCCCTCGGGCGACTTGCTCAATTCGGTCGCCGACGCAATCGATGCCGTGCGGGGCTTCACGATCACTTTCGGCGTCTTCGGGCCAAGCGTCGTCACGGCAAATGTTACCGGCCATATCGGTCTGGCGGCTGGCTATCTGGCTACTCCGGTCTATGCCGCCGTCAATGCAGCGATCGCCGCGTATATCGGCGGCCTGCCCCTCGGCGCCTCCTTGTCGTGGTCGCGGCTGATCCAGGTCGCCTATGATGCATCCCCGGGCGTCGCGAACATCTCCGGCCTCCAGATCAACGGTGCGGCGGACGATATCGCAGCGACGCCGAAGCAGGTGATCCGCCCCGGCACCGTGGCAGTCGGCGCGTGACCACCGGCGATCAGAGTGACCAGGTCGGCCGGCTCAAGGCGCTCCTCCCGCGCTGGTTCGGCGACACGGTTCCAGTGCTCAGCGCTTTGCTCGCGGGGTACGGCTATGTGCAGGCATTTCTGTTCAGCCTGGTCACTTATGCCAAGCTTCAGACCCGCGTTCTAACCGCTACGGGGGGGTGGCTCGACCTGATTTCGGCGGACTTCTTCGGAACCGGTCTCCCGCGGATCGCCGGGCAAAGCGATGCGTCTTTCCGCAACCGGATCATTGCCAACCTGTTCCGCAAGCGCGGTACCCGCGCGGATGTCATCGCCGTGCTTGAAAGCCTCACCGGCAGGACGCCGGATGTTTTCGAACCGCGTAGGGTGCTTGATACAGGGGCCTATGGGGCGCCACTTACGGGATATGGCGCAGCGGGCGGCTATGGCTCGATCCTGTTGCCGTACCAGGCGTTCGTCACCGCCTACCGGCCTCTTGGGACCGGCATCCCGCTCATCTCGGGCTACAACATTCCAGCCGGCGGCTACGGAGTGCCTTCGCGTGCCGCCTATGGCGATATCTCGACCATCACCGAGCCGGTGAACGCGTCCGATATTTTCGCCGCGATCGACAGCGTGAAGCCAGCGGGAACGATCGTCTGGGCGCGGATCGGGATGCCGGTCGATCCCACGATCAACGCGTTGAATCTAAACGGCGGCCACATCTTCTTTGGCGGGGGCCGCCTGCTCATCGAGGGCTGGGACCTCTGAACTCCGCCCGCTCGGGCACTCAACAACCGAATACGCGATTACCGCCAGGCGAGAGCCGGGCTCGCTTCCTCATGGAGAACGTAGATGGACAGAGTCACGGTATACCCGGGCGCGATCCCGCTTGAGACCGATATTCTCAACAGCGAGCGGAACGCGATGGTCGGCTTGGGCCAGCTGGCCGCGACGTTGTTTGGCACGACGACGACAGTCAACGGGCTGGGATGTGCCCCGACGTCGCCAGCCTCGATGCAGGTCAAAATCAGCCCGGGCGAGATCTATGCCCGCCAAAATCTCGACGACAACGCCTATGGGTCCCTGCCAGCTGACACCGCCCACCAGATCGTCAAGCAGGGCATCGCCCTGGGCAACACCCTTCTCTCGTGCACCGCGCCGTCGTCGGTCGGCCAGAGCATCAACTACCTGATCCAGGCGACGTTCTCCGAAGTCGACAACACGCCCGTCGTGCTGCCCTATTACAACGCAAGCAACCCGACCGCAGCCTATAGCGGGCCCGCCAACAGCGGTGCGGCGCAGCCGACCAAGCGCGCGGGAACTGTATCGCTCGTCGCCAAGCCCGGCATTCCTGCATCCACCGGCACGCAGACAACCCCAGCCCCGGACTCCGGCTTCGTGGGGCTCTGGGTCGTCACGGTTGCCTATGGCGCAACCGCCATCGTATCCGGGAACATCGCCGCCGCCGCCGGTGCGCCGATCCTGCCGGCTGCCGGCATCGTCGCTTCGATCGTCCCGACCACCTATGCGTCGCGCGCCGAGGGAGTGGCAGGCACCTCGACGAACAAAGCGGTCTCGCCTGATGTAATGGCGCAAGCCGTACAGAGCGGCGCCTATAACTTCGCGGTCGCCGGCGGGACGGCCAATGCGATCACCGTCGCTCTCGTGCCAGCTCCGTCGGTGTTGCTTCCGGGCCTCATCATCCACCTCAAAATCACCGCCACCAACTCTGGCCCGGTGACACTTTCGACGAACGGAAGCGACCTTGCCTACATCACTAGCAACGGCGCGCAGCTGACTGGCGGGGAGCTGGTCGCGGGACAGATCTACATCCTGATCTGTGACGGCTTCAACTGGCAGGGCGTCTTCAAGGGGACGTCGGGGTCGAATGCCAACGGCAAATGGGAGCGACGCGCCAGCGGGGTAATCGAGCAGTGGGGCACCGTCCTCGGATCCTTCACAGAGGGCGCGCAGTCGGTCACCTTCCCGATCCCGTTCCCAACCGTCTGTGATCAGATCCAGCCGACGGCCGTCAACGCGAGCAGCACCCAGAACCATGACATCTGGGCTCAGTCCGTCTCGTGGTCGACGACCGGCGGGGTCATCTACCTCAACTACCCACAGGCCGGCGGCGTCTCCGCGATCGATGGATTCTCCTGGCGCGCGATCGGCGAATGACCGCCGCTTCGCCACGCCGCGCGCGCCACCTCGAGCACCCTGAGGCAAAATCATGACCGATACCTTTTGGACCCCGACGACGCCGATCGCCGGGCCAAGGCTCTATCCTACCGGCTTTGTTCCGGTGCGCGTTGCCGGTGACGCCGCGGACGGGTCACAGGATGGCTTCGCCCAGGCGTCTGTAGCCGACATTATAGACGCGGGGGTCGCGGGCTTCGCTGTTCCGACAGGGGGAACTCGCGTCGGCTATCGGTGGCTGTCGTCCGGCGCGATCACCGATACCGACAGCGCCCTGCGCAACCTTCCGACGCTGCTGGATGCCTTCGCGAAGACGACCCAGACACAGATCATCGCGGGCACCTGGACCGGAGATCTGTCGACAGCAATCCGTGCTGCGGTCCAGGGAAAAGATCATTTCGTGATCCCGCCCGGAATCTTCCCTTTCAAGGGTGATATGGTCGAGATCACTACCCCCGGACTCGTCGTCCACGG